CCACCAGTAACTCCTGTAATAACTCCACCTTCAGGTAGTGTTTCAGAATCAGCTTGGTTGACACCTGCTGTCCAAGAAGTAGGACTATTAAAACTAGTCCATTGTACTTTGTTTTGTAGTGTTGGTTGAAATCCTGTTACTATAAAATTACCAATAACTGCAGCATGTCTAAATGTAGGAGGTGATCCTCCAAGTGCTGCAAAGTCTGTTGAACTATCTAGTGTCCATGCTTGAGGTGCATTAGCACCATTAAATGCAACAACAACTTCACCAAATCTAATAAAATCCCAATAGCCATTAGTATCTGTACTGAATGTAGTACCACCACTTTCATCTACAAAAGCATTAGATGTTAGTTTATATAGTTTAGTAGCATCACCTGCAAATATAGATACAACTCCACTATCAGATTTAAAAGCTTTAGCACCTTGCGTTCTTGCATCAGTTGCGTTACTAGAAGTAACAGCTATATTTTTAAATGGTCTATAACTATTTACAGCAGGAAATACATTCTTAGCTTGTGTAGAGCCAGGGTTCATATGATCTGGTAAATCAGGTAGCCATTCTCCAAAAGGTAATTGCATTATTTTACGTTATCAAAATTGTTAATATTAATACCTGATCTTTGTATCAATGGTGTACCATTATATTTATCTAGATCATCTGCATCTTCAACTTGTTTAATAGCACTTTCATATTGTGCTTTAAATTGTGCAACAGATTGTTGATCCATACCTCGTAAGAATGTAGAGGCAAAATATAATGCACCATATAGGTAAACATCAGGATGATTAGTTAGTATATGATTAGTAGTTGTAGAACTATCTATAGCATCAAATGCTTTATAAAAAGTTAATCTTGCTGTAACTGCAGTACCAGGTATAGGTTGAAATCTAAAGTTAGTTCCTTCAATACTATATGTTCTAGGTGTACCAGTTGTATCATTAGCAGACAAACTTGCTTGATGAAATGGACTAAGTAATTCTAATGTTCTATCAGGCGTTGTACTTGTTAAAATAAAACTTCTTACTTGTAGAAAACCAGTAGGTAATGCTTCTGTTTCTGCATCAATAGTAAAAGATGTATTGACAGTTTCCATAGCTCGTATTCTTAATCTACGATTAAAGTCTGCTTCAGTTAAATCTATAAAGTCATCTATCTCTGAAGTTAAATCATCACGTGCTAAGAAATTAGCAATAGCTGTTTTTAAGTTAGCATAATTATTTAAAGCCATTATAACCTCTTGCTTCCTACTCTAAAGTTTTGAAATTCATTACTGTTAACCATCTTTCTAATTATTTCTTTCTTAACACTTTTGTGTAAAGAATACCAATTAGAATGACCAAATAGTTCTTTGGTTTTTATTTGCAATGCAATCAAAGGTATCTGAGCTATTCTTTGAAACTCACCTTTTTGCTCATTAGCTCTATGGTTACGAGCTATTTTATTATCTTCTAGTATAGGATTAGTATCTTGTTGTTTTCTTACTACAAGCTTTCTACTAGCTCTATCTATGTGTATATCTTGATTTGGATTATATATATCTGCCATATTACAGTTCTGTTGTATCTACTGCATAAGCATCAACTAATACTCTCCAACCATAAGTGTCAGACATAAAGACAAGTCCAATACCTGTATTCTCAGTTGTTAAAGTTAAGTCTGCAGTTAATCCTTGTATCTTTTTACTATTTCTAGCAACTGTTAAATTGTTATTATCAAATGATGCAGCACTATCTAGTATGTGTATTTCATCACCAACTGCAGGGGATGCAGGAAGTGTTACTGTAAATGCACCACCAGATGTATCAGCAAGTATTCTGTCTCCAGCTACTGCTGTAAAGTTTGAAGTGTATGCAGTCCATCTTTTTAATGCACCATTGATTGCTTCAGCTACAGTTAATGTACTAGCCATATCTACTGCGCCATCTATATCAACTACATCTAAATTAGTTGTACCATCTACATCTAAGTCACCATTAAAGTCAGCATTACCAGCAAGTGTTAAAGTGGTAGCCATGTCAACAGCTCCATCAATATCTACTACGTCTAAATTAGTAGTACCATTAATGTCCGCATTGCCTTCGATATCAAGCGATGCACCATCAATTTCACCAGTAACAGTAATAGAATCTACAAATGTATCTTTAAAGCGTAAAGAGGTTGTACCTAAATCTACATCTGAATCTGTAATTGGTGCAAGTACACCATTAGATATACTTACTTGTTCATCACCAGCAGCAACAAAAGAAAATGAATCTGATGCGTGTTTATAATGAATACCACCAGAGTTAGAAGCAGCATTATCTCCAAAGTCAATTAATGCTATGTTATTAGCACTACCAACCATTTGTATACCTGGTCTATTATCATCTTCAAATACAGCACATTGAGTAGTTGCATATACTGGACTTGATGCTTCATCATTTACTACATGAAGTCTTAATGCAGGACTATCAAAATTAATGCCTACTTTATCTGCACTACCATCAATAAATAATAAATCTTGTTTAGTATTACCTTCAAATCTTGTGTCAACACTATCACCATCTTCATTAAATACAGTACCTGTAAATAGATCGGTGATTGTTATTTTTTTAGTGGCAGTTGCACTGGTGTCTACTATAGGTAGAACGTCTGCAGCAGCAGCCGATGTCAATGCTGTTAAATCACTAATCTTACTATCAGCCATGTTTAATCCTCTTTCTTAATACTTTTGTTCTTTGTTTGTTCTTGTTTTGTTGTTTAGAGCTTTGCTCTTTAATCTTTAATATTTTTACTAATTCTTCAAATATCATTAGTTCTGTATTGGAGTATCAGTAAAGTAAGAAACACCTACACCATCTTCACGTATGATGTTATCGCCTGTTTCTAATAATAGGTATGTTAAATCTTCTAGGTTTATGGCATCGTTAGGTACGTCAGTTCTTCGGTTACGATACCTGTCCTGACTACGGATGGCAAAAAATGCTGGTCTCATTATTGACTAAGTTCAGTTACTCTAGATGTTCCTGTTACAGAACCTACTCGTAGTACTGCAACTTTATCTGATCCAGCAACTCTAAAATACTCTACAGTAAATGCTGGTAATATAAATGATGATGAACTGGCAGTTGGTGCAGAAGAAATTTCTACATAAGCGTCTACAGTAGCAATGACTCTTATTTCTCTAGTGTTAGCATTAACTGCACTTGAGGCAGCAGATGATGCACCTACAGCTACAGTTTGCGTTGCACCCATTTTAAATGTTGTTGGAGCTTTCATATTTTATCCTTAAATAAAAGGGGAGGCCGTAACCTCCCCTAATTAGTATTATTGGTTAATGTCTAGAATGATGCCGTGTGCAGCTTCATTACGCATTTCCAGAGTCCATTCAACTAAAAGTTGTTTTTTCTCTGAGTCACCAGTCTTAGCAAGATCGCCAATTTGGAAATCTCTTAAGTACGCAGCAGCAGCCATGTCAGACTGAAGTAAGAAACAAAGTTTCTCATCAGTTGTTGCCATAACTCTGTTAGGTACTACTTGGATGTCACCAAAGTCAGATGAATATACATCGATTGCTGCATATTCTACTCTTTTATCAGCAGGGCCAAAACGAGTTGTGTTCGCATTGAATCCTGAGATTACTTGTTTAACAGATGGTGGAACTACCAATAGATCTAAGTCACCGCCAGAAGTGTAAACTTCTTGTATAACAGTTTTTAAGATTGTTTCAGTAAGATCTCTGTCTGTACCTGAGTTAGGTAAGTCAGTACCAGAACCAGTTGATAGTGAACCATTAGTTCCAGCGTCACCATTTGTTTTGATCCAAGTTGGAAGTGAACCTAGGTCTCTAGCATCAGTAGCATCGCCTGCTTCTTGAACTGTACCTTTGATTAGTGCAAATTCCATATCTTTTTTAAGTTCTTTAGATTTCTTTGCAATTTGATATGCCATTTCGTCAGCTCTACCAGCAGCGTCTACACTTGACTGAGTTCCAGATAAAGCGATTACTTTGTCTTGAATCTGAGTGAAGTTAAAAGCTCTAGTTGTTGCTACCATAGCATCAATAGTTGCATCGTCACCTTCGATAACAGAGTTAGCAGCAGGTGCAGCAAGTGCGTCTAGTTGCCATTCATGTTTCGTTCCTTTAGCTGCAGTTCTAGGAATTGCAGATAGTATTGGAGTATCTTCTGGAGAAATGTTGTAAATTACATCCGTCAAATCCTCTCGAATACCAGTAGTATCAAACGTATCATATAAGTTTGTTGGTTGTGCCATAAGGCCTCCTTGTTATTTGTTAGACTAAATTACGAAAAAACTTAGCAGCGTCTCTGACCTGTCCAGT